TGTTGCAAAACAGTTTCTTCACTGCGTTTGTGCCACACTCTGATTCTGAGTATCATGCTCAAGGACGCAAGATGCATTGTGTGTTTAGAAAATACAAGAATGGTTGCATCACCTATGAAGTGGAAGGTCCAATTGAACCCAAACCGTTTGGTGAAAAGATCGACAAGTTTGGACGCATGAGACCAGAAATCATTCGCTGGGTTGATCCCAGAACAGGTGAACAAATGGTTCAGCGTGAAGACGGCACACTCACACCCATTGGCCGTAGACTCAAGGCCATGATGCAGACCATGAAATACAATGATTCAAATCAGTGGCTCAAGTACATTGACCGTGACTTTGTATCACTTGACCAGAGAGCAGCACAGAATCCCTGGGATCTGGGCACCACATGAGTTCCGAACTAAGAGACGGCATGATACACGCTGCTAGTGAACAGCGGCGTGCTAGAGATGTCAAGATCATGCAGGGCATCAATCAGGCACACCGTGAGGCCTTTGTGGTTCGACTACCAGGGCAACTGGAACACTCAATGCGACTGATTGCTGAACGACTGATTGCTGTGCTGGCCAAACCGCCTGGCACTGTGCTGGAACAACCTGACACATGGCCTGCAGATGCTGACAGCATAGCCAGTCTGGCCCAAAGTCTCTGGCATCTGGAACTGACTAGACAACACTGGCCTGTTCCTGAACACACACATCTGACAGAATGAGTCTAGACCCAGGTGTGTTACTGAGACGCAGCATTCGATACATCTGTGATCAAAACAATCTGACACCTGACAGTCTTAGACAGTTTGATCATGTGACACAGGAGAGTCTGCGTGACCTGAGCCTGGCCACAGCAGATCACATGCGGTTCAATCAGTTGCTGTATTTCAGACCCTTTGAACATCAGAAAAACTTCTTTCGGATACACAGCAGTCGCAGAGGCATCCTGGCCGCCAACCGAATTGGCAAGACAGTAAGTACCTGTTATGAAACTGCCATGCATCTCACAGGACAGTATCCTGACTGGTGGACAGGCTACCGATATGCCAAGCCCATCACTGCCATGGTGGCAGGAGAAGGCTGGAGCCAGGTTGCTCTGGTGCTGCAACAAGAACTACTGGGAGTACCTGATGTGAAACTGGCCGACAACCTGGGCACCGGGGCTATTCCTCGTGACAGCATTGTGCAAGACACCATGCGGTCGGATGGAGCCAACTGCCTGGGTGTGGAAATACGCCATGTGTCGGGAGGCAAGAGTTATCTGCTGTTTGCCAACTACACACAAGAAGTGCGTCAACTACAAGGATTCAAACTGGATCTAGCTGTGTTTGATGAACAACCACCGGATGACTTCTTTTCAGAGATTGTGACTCGCACAGCAACCACACAGGGTCAGATCATGTGTTCATTCACACCACTCAAGGGTCTGAATGGTCTGGTATCCAAGTTCTGGAATCGCGAGTCTGGTTATGACTTTATTCGTGTGAGCTGGGATGATGTGCCTGAATATGATCTCTGGGGTGAACCATTCCTGCTGAACGAAACACGAGCACAACTGGAACGAGACTACTTGCCGCATGAACGAGATGCCAGAATGCAGGGTCGACCCATCATGGGCAAGGGTGCTGTGTTCCAGATACGCACCTGGCCCACCTATACCACAGGCGACTTTGACTTTCACCGCATGACCAACATACAGCGTGTGATTGCCCTGGATCTGGGACTGGTGAATGACCGCACAGTGATCAGCCTCATGTACTGGGAACCAAGAGAACGCGAGGCCTGGCTGCATCGACAGATCCTGGTGCAAGGCATAGAAGAAGCTGTGCCCACACAGTATATCACACACCTGCTGAGACCCGAAGTGTTTGGCACACCCATAGTGCTGCCAGCAGATGCCAACACAGCTGGTCGCTACACCATGAGTTCAGCCAGCATTCGTGAACTGTTTGAAGGTTATCAGTTGAATGTGGTGCCTGGTGCCATCATGAATCCCGCAGACGATCAAGGTCGACGCACCAATCACAAGAGCTACGGCATCAACCAGATGCGGCAGATGCTGGAAGTGGGCAGCCTACATGTGAATGAAAACTGTGTGGACTTCTTGAGAGAAGCCTCCAACTACTATGTGGACAGCCAAGGACGCTTTAGTGATCCTGATGACTGCATAGACTCTGCTCGCTATGCACTCATAGCCTGTTTACAAGGCATAGCCGAACCCTGGGACAATCGAACCAGCCAACAACGCATGACAGCACAGCGTGACCGCTATGTGGTGCGTGACGACAGTTCTAAACCTGCCTGGAAACGGGCCTACAACGCACAAGGATAACATGAACAATCAAGACAGAGTAGCCAATTACAATGCCACCAGCTCAGGATGGGAACTGCACTGCGGGTCTGATGATCGTATAGTTGGAACCATATACCTGGGCAACAACTATGCCAAGGCCAATGACTACTATGGTGGATACCAGGGCAACTATCTAAAAAGAATAGCAGCCTTGTTTCCAGACAAGACTTCAGTGGCTCATCTCTATGCTGGACAAGCTGACATCACTGCCCTGCCAGGCACCAAATACGATATCAACCCACAGGATTCCCACACAGTGTATGCAGACGCAAGAGCCATGAGTCAGTCAGCAGTAGCACAGCATGATCTCTGGGTGTGTGATCCTCCCTATGGCGAAGAACGACTGAAAGAATATCAGCGTCGATACAACTGCCCTGCAGACAGTATCAATGTTCGACGAGTATTCAATCAATTATACCTGGCCAGTGCACCTGGTGCACACATAGTATGGCTGGACTGGCAACGACCCTTCTACAAGAGTTCAGAATGGCGTGAAACAGGAGCTGTGCTATACAGAGGATCTACCGGACACAAAGACCGTAGCATCAGCATATATGAAAGAGCCTAAAATGAACACAATTCACACACCCTCAGACTCAGTTGAGCAGGCTGAGTATCTCTTGATACAGGCCGGCAACGCCACTGTGCTGTGTGAGAAACACAAAGAAGCCTTTGTGGATCTCATGACACTGATGGAATACAGTTATGATCAGTATCTGCTGCCTGCGGACGATCCTGATCCTGTGAACTGTCAGGCCTGTCATCTAGCTCAGGTGCGACTTGATCGCAGATTTCGACTCAGTCAGATAAAACACTAACATGAACTATCAAATACTACAGGGCGACAACCGACTCACCCTAAAAACCATCCCGGACAATTCCGTAGACGCCATCGTCACAGACCCTCCGTATGGTATAGACTTCCTGGGCAAGGCCTGGGATGTGAACACAGGTGCGTTGGAGACTTACCAAGAGTGCCTGCGTGTGCTCAAGCCTGGCGGACACATCTTGGCGTTCTCAGCAGCCCGCACATATCATCACCTTGCTGTCACACTAGAACAAGCAGGCTTTGAGATCCGTGATCAGATTATGTGGATCTACTCTAGTGGATTCCCCAAGAGTCAGGACATTGGTCGTAGCATACAAAGAAGTCTTGGCGTTAAAGAAAAGAAGGCACATAAACATAATGTTCCTCGCAATGGTGGTGCTGGTGACACAAAGCATTATGAAAGTGATGGACAAACAGTCTGCACAGATCCAGAAGCAATTCAATGGCAAGGTTGGGGCACACAACTCAAGCCAGCACACGAACCCATTGCGTTAGCCCGCAAGCCTATCAAACTATCAATAGCCAAGAACTGCCAACAGTGGGGTGTGGGTGCTCTAAACATTGATGCCACTCGTGTTGCGGGTGATGACTTACAAAAGATTGCTGACTGGTATAGTAAAGATCCAACTCGTGCAGGCACAACAGGAACCTTTAATAACATCCTAAGTGAAGCACAAGACAAACCAAGACAGGATCGTGTTGATGCTATTAGCGACAGCACCCGAGCACAAGAAGATATCTTAAAAGGTCGTTTCCCCTCCAATGTCTTAGGCGACATACCTGACTACCAAAAGTATTTCTACTGCCCCAAGGTTGGCCGCAAAGAGCGACACATTGGTATGGCTGATGTTAAATCTGCCCCGCAAACTGCCAAAAAAGGCAACGGCATACAACGAGTATGCGAAACTTGCGGCACGCCACAAATGCAGGCAAAGGATTGTTTATGTGCTGTTAAGAGTTGGGTAATGCCCGCAGTGAATGGCGGCAACAACCACCCCACGGTCAAACCCATTGAACTCATGAAGTATCTTATCCAACTAATTACACCACCAGGTGGCACAGTGCTGGATCCATTCTCAGGATCAGGATCAACAGGCTGTGCGGCTGTGGAACTGGGTCATCCTTACATTGGCTGCGAACTGGATCCTGCCTATGTTGATATAGCCAAGCGGCGTATCGAAGCCTGGTCGGCGGCCTGCAACCCCACCACATTCCACCGGCTGTTTAGCCCTGGATCTGCCCATGCCGCTAAATAACATATCACAAGGATACTACTGTGCTGGACATAAAAAATCTCCCGGTTAACGAAATTAACCAAAACCGAAAAATAAACGCCAACTTTGTGCGTATGAAGAATCTCATGGATGTCAAGATGGCTTCATACCTACGCTATCTTGGCACCAAGAACGCCATCAACAGAGCCAGTGACTATCACTACTTGTGCCTGGCTGTGACAGACTCAACAGCACCTGTGAATGGTATTGACTACATTCACCCATCAGTCAAACCCGTGGTAGACTATGCCACAGCAGTGGTTACCAAGGGCCTGGTGCCCAACGGTGAAATCAACTTTGAGTTTGTGGCTGACACAGAATCAGATGATGTGGCCGCACGACAGGCCACAGACATGGTCAGTGCCATTCTGAACGAACAAAACGATCCACACTTTATACTAGAACGCTGGGTAATGGATGCCATGATGCACAAAAACGGCATGATGATGGTTATGCCTGTGCGTGAACCCATCACTCGCTATGTGGAAACAGCCGGCACCCTGGACCAGTTGCGAGCATTTGAACAACAGGCAGCAGAAGGTGGACTCACTGCCATGCGTCAAACACGCAGACGCACATCAGTTGATCTGGTCAGAGTCATGGGCGAAGTGCAGCAGAATCTGGGTGAACAACAACAGAGTCATGTGCAAGGTCTGATTGACACATACCTGGACAACATGACAGAACAGGTCAACCCCGAAGACTTTGCAGCCAGCCTGGACCAGGCACAGGCCATGAATGCTGAAGGACAACAGGACATTCTCAACGAAGCCATTGCAAGAAATACCATTTACACAGCCAAGTACAAGCTCACAGGCTACAATCTCCGAATCAAGTTCAACCCTATTGCACAGCACTACTGGATCTGCGATCCCACTGTGCCCGAAATGCGTGATCAACCATTCTGTGGCTACTATGATCCCATGACCATACAAGAAGCTGTGGAACTGTATCCAGGCATTGACCTTGAACAGTTTGCACAGCATGCAGAATACAACATGAATGGTGCGTATCAAGCAGGCTCAGTACTCAACAATCTGGCTATCCATGCCAGAGATTCGGTGCCTATCATGGGTGTGCCTGTGGACTCAGCTGCATCAGCAGATCCCTACAGTCGCCAGGTCAGTATTGTCACTGTCTGGAACAAGTATGACATTGACGGTGATGGTGAACTGGAACTGGTTGAACTAATCTATTCAGGCACCTACATCATCTCAGCCAGAGAAGTAGAGTTTATCCCTGTGGCCAACATGTGCCCCAAACCCTTGCCTGGCAACTTCTATGGCATGAGCATTGCTGAATCAGTGATCCCCATGCAGGAATACAACACCTCGGCTGCCAGAGCAGAAATACAACTGGGCTTGCTCACAGCCACACCGCGTATTGGTGTCAAGCCAGATCGCCTGGACTTTGAAATGCTGCAGGATGGCGAATCAGCAATCTTTATTCTGGATTCAAAATTTGATCCTGCCAAAGACATCTATCAGCTGCCTCCCCCATCTGGCAATCTGCAGTTCCTGGAAGTGGCCATGACTCGCATACAACAAGACACCATGGCCATGGTTGGTATGACCACACCACAAGATGTGTTCAATCCTGAAGTCATGGCACCGGGCAATTCAGGCATCAAGTTACAAATGGCACTCACGCCCAACCAGATCATTCAAGACAACACAGTGCGTAATAGTGCTGATGGACTCAAAGAAGCCATCTGGTTGGTCTGGCGTACTCTCATACAGTATGGTGATGACTACGGTGTTAAGAAATTGGCACAACAGTATCACCCAGACAAGCGGCCAGAATTCCTGGACTACCTGGCCTGGGACGACATGAACTTCTGTGACCGCAAGCACATTCAGCTGGAACTGGCCCTGGGCATGATGAGTCAAGAAAATGCTCTAGGCCGTCAACAGATTATTCAGAAGTGCCAGCAGGATCTGTATCAGGTGGTACAGGCCATGGTCACAGCAGGAACACTCACTCCAGAAATGTTCAAGAAAGTCAAGAAACCCTTTGCAGATACCTTGTATGTGCTGGGTGTGAAAGACTGCGACAGTTATCTGCCCAGCGACACAGAAGTTCGGGCCATGATTGAACAAGGTCAAGCAGCAGTCAAGGCTCGTGAACCAAGTCCAGAAGACAAGAAAGACCTCAGCCAGGCTGAACTCAATGCTGCCAGAGCAGCACAGATTGCAGCAGCAATAGAAGGCACAGACGCCAGCAGCCAACTCAACTACATGAGCATGGCCGCAGGCAAACCACAAGACTACGGACACTGAACTCGGCCCGTCAGGGCACTAGACTAGAAAGGCATACACATGATTGAAACAGAAACAGTAGAGAGCTTCAACACCAGGCTCACAGTAGATACTTCAAACCTACGGAAGTTAACGCCCGCACAGCGTGATCAGATCCGGGTGTATGGATCACAAGCTGAAGCCCTGCTCAAAAACAGAGACCTGGCTCAGTTTGTGCATCACTACAGATTTGAACTGGGTGACAGCCTGATTGGTATCACCGGACACACCGAAACAGACAATACCACAAGAATAGCCTTTGCCAACTACATGAGTGGCATGGATGGCTTTGTGGCCAGTCTCAAAAGAGCAGTGTATCAAAAGAACAAGGTGATTGCATTTGAATCACAACCAAACAGTCAATAATTGCAATCTTTTGGGTCACAGATATAAATAAACCATAGCAGGTAACCTTCGGGCCCTGACAATTAGGAAAAAATATGCAAACAACGATCATGCCTAACGCACCAGTCGCGGCCACTGAACAAAACGCAGTAGTTACAGATGATTCTATAGCTGCCAAAATGACCGCCATGCGTCAACAGACGCTGCGTAACCAGATTGGTACTACATCAGAACCTGCAGCAGGAGCACAGGATTCGGCAGAACCCACTAGCCCTGTGGAACCATCAGGTTCCGAAGATGAAACCGAGTATGAACTTGGTATTGATAGCGACTCTGAATCCGCTGACGCCCAGACCACTGTAAGCCCAGACGAATCAGAAAGTACTAGTGACGAGCTAATTGACTTTATTGAATTTGCGGAGACTAATCCCAATGCCAAATTCAAGTTTACCAGAAATGGCAAAGAAGTTGTTATCGACGCTAAGAAGGCCGCTGCAATCCTGGGTCAAGGAGGAGCCATCCACGAAGAAGCACGCCAGTTAAAAGTAGAACGCAGTGATTTTGATGAATATGTCAAGACAACGCGGGCACGCCAAGAAGGGCTAACACTGGCCATGGAGTTTACGGTACAACCGCAGTTGCAAGGTGCGTATGATGAAATTGTGAAAACACAAGGTTATCAATCAACTTTCCACCAGCAGATGTCAGCCACATCCGATCCGGCCCAAAGAGCCAGGATACAGGCCAGCATGCAGCAGAATGAAACTTACATTCAGCAGCAACAGGCCATTATCGGACAGCTGAAACCTGCAGTGGATCAGTTCAAGGAAATACGCAGAGGGCAGGTGACGGAGATTTTGGATAGGAATCGTCGGGCATTCACAGACAAAGAGTTGAAAAACGAATTTGTCTACAATGAATTGCGTGACAAGATTACAAAATTATGGCCCCAGGCTCGTGGCGAGATGGTCCCAGGAGTTCCCAACATTGACCTGATCAGTTCAGATGAAAACTTGTTGAGTCTAGTGCGTGACGGATTGAAATACCGTAACACACCCAAGACAAAATCAGCAGGATCTAGCATAGCACAATTGACACAGCGTAGAGGCAACACACAGTCTGGACGAAATCCCGACGGTGAGATGTCAAAACTTCGTGAACAAGCCAAGGCCGGCGATAAAAAAGCCGGAGACAATCTCTTGATGCAGAGACTGAGTCAAATCAGATCAGGCACAAGAGGTGGTATAAGATAGCCAACTATTAAATATTCAAGGAGAATAAAATGGCAGAAATTACAACCAGTCAAATTGGTAATGGTACTACAGCATACGGCAGTGATATCGTTGTTAAAGACTTAGACTTAGATGTATCCAATCGTGTAAAAGACGACACACCTGTGTTAAACATGTGTATGAGCAAGAAACGCAAGGTCAATTCAACATTGCCTTTGTGGACAGACGACATTTATCGTTTGCCTAGTGCTCAAGCAGTTCAAGAAGGTGCAGCAGTCAGCACAGCTAACGCAGAGTCCAACTCTCGTTACAACCTGGCCAACTACACACAGATCTTCCAGACCACAATCGCTGCGAGCGGAACAGCTCGTGCAGTTATGCAGTCGGGCGGGGACCCCCAGGCCTACCAGGAGGTAAAACAGCTGATCGAATTGATGTTCGATGTGGAACAACAACTGGTTCGTGCTGACCAAATTGGTACACAGTATTCTGGACAGACCGGCACAGCTATTACCAATCCTGGCACAGCCCAGACTGGTGGTCGTCGTATGGGTAGCTTGGCTAGCTTTGCAGGCACATTGAGCTTTAACCCCTCCAATGCTGCTATTGCCAACATCACAACCAACACCAACAACGCAAGTTCCGACAGTGCTGCTGCAAATGTGGGTAACCTGAACATCAGTTCAAATGGAACACAGTTCTACACAGGCACATACACCAACCAGGTGTTCCAACCTGTGATCTACAAGCAATTGGTTACCACTGCTGAACAGCGTTACAATGCCAAGATTCGTACCATGGTTGTTCCAACATCACTGCGTACCATGATCTCGGACAACATTGTTAACTCTAACACCAGCATCAACCGTCGTAATGTGGAGCGTGGTGACACAATCCAGACTTACGAAGGCGACTTCAACTACACATATGAAATATATGACAGTTGGATCATGGACCAGTCCGGTGTCAGCGACAGTATCTACTTCTTGAATGAAGATGTGTTGCAATGGGGTAGCTTGAGAGACCTTGGACCCAACAATGAAGTGTTCAGTAACGCTGATGCGTCACTTGACCAGTTCTTGATGGAAGGAACCTTGATTGTTCGCAACCCAGCAGGCGTTGGTGTTCTCAACAACATCAGCACCACAGGTGCAGCAGCCACAAGCCCACGCGGTGCAACTTTTGTAAGCCGTACCAACGAAGGCGGCGGCGATACCTATTGATTATAACTCGCAAGAGTTATTTCAATAAATTGGAAAGGGCTCTTCGGGGCCCTTTCTCACGGCTTTGACCAGGATAATTTACAACTCGCTAAATACAAGATGAGCCTTGATATCAACCAACCAGAATACCTCGACGACACTGACCCAGAACGAAACCATGACTACTGGCGTCAAGATCACGGTGGCACCCTCACCAATCACAATGGCATGGCTGACAGCCTGCTGAAAAACGACAAATTATACAAATCAATGAAGGGCGATTGGAATCGCACTGACTGGAATGCTGCACACAATATTCGAGTAACAACTGGCCGTCAAGATGGCAAGTTCTACATCACTCGTGAGCAAATGAACACAGACGCAGTGGCCGAGCGTTGCAGACTGTATCGTGAAGCAGCCGAAGCAGGACATCCAGATCCTCTAGCTCCTATCATGCCTGATGGCAAATTAGGCTACAAATGGATGGACTTGCCCACAGTAGTCAGCATCCGCATCAGTGATGAGTATTTTGGTGGTATGCCCTGGCATGCAATCAAGCATGATCGCACACTCAAGGCACAGTTCTATCGTGTGGTTCAAGCAGAATACCAAAAATACATTTGCTATCCAGGTGGTCGATTGCCTATACCAGTTGATGTGCCATACCCGGCCAAGATCGGCCAACAAAAGTTCTTTAAGGGACACTAATATATGAGCTTCCAGATCCCCACAGGCGACAGCCTTGTAACATTTCTCAAAGACTTCACAGGGTCCACCAACACTGCTGAAATCAAACAGTGTATCTATCTTGCTGAACTATCAATGCGTAACATTGAACTACCTGCCCTGCGTAGTGATCCGTATGCTACAGAAAACATAGGCGTGGCCGATGCTAATGGCTATGTTGACATTCCAGCAGACATGAACAAGCCAATCTTGTTCTTCAAACAAGGTCAACCAGGCGGCAATCAGTCAAGCCCGTCGGGTCCCTGGATTGTGTATGACCGTATTGGCGACAGAGACATCATCACACAAGGCATGATTGCTCAATTGTATCTAAGTCCTGTGAATGTACCTGCTGTGATCCGCGGCAAGTTCTCCGAAGTGTATGACCAGTATCAATTCCTGCCCTGGGTTGGCGAAGGTGCTCTAATCAACCTGTACTACTACAAGGCCTGGCCCTTGTTGTTTGCACCCATTGACGACGAAATCATCAGCACCACAGGCACAGTTGGAACCATTGCAGGTGCAGGTCCCTGGACAGCACAAATCACAGGCATGACAGCCACCACAGGACTTGTGGCCGGCAGCATTATCACTGCCACCACAGGCACAGGTAGTTTAGGCACAGGCGGTGTGTACACAGTGACATCAACCACCTCAACCACTGTGAACTTCACTGCCACAGGCGGCACAACACCCATAGCAGGCACTGTGACAAACATTGCACTCCTGGCCAACACAGGTCGCACAGTGCAGACCAATGCTGTGTTGCAGACCTGGGCAGAAGGTTATGTGTACAGTTGCCTGCGTGAATACTATGTGAAAAGACACAACACCGAAGACGCCCTGGTCTACGACAGCAAGTACAAAGACGCCTGGAACATTGTGAGTGATCAAAACAATCTGGGCAAATGGAGCGGTGGACACACTAGACTAACCTCAGTTTGGCAACCAAGACAGTATCGTCAATACAACATCAAATAAGGACACCGCAATGAGTGGGAATACAACAACATCATCAAACTTTACTGGCCTATACGGTGCAGCAGGAGGTACAGTGGTACCTACCACGCCCTACGGCAACGCCAATGTGGTGAGTCTGCTGGCAGCCGGATCAGATGGTGCCAACACAGTAGGTAATATCTCGGCCACAGGCAATGTGAGTGGCAACTTCTTTGTGGGCAACGGAAGTTTGCTCACAGGTGTGGTTGCCACTGGTGTTGGAACTCTCACAAGCCTCAGTGTCACAGGCAACACACAGTCCGGCAATTTACGCACAGCAGGTCAAGTCAGTGCCACAGGCAATGTCACAGGTGCATTCTTCATTGGTAATGGATCACAGCTGACAGGCATCACATCAAGCTACGGCAATGCCAATGTTGTGGCCAACCTGGCAGCACTGGGATCAAATCCTGTGAGTACCACTGGCAACATTTCGGGTGGTTATTTTCTGGGCAACGGCTCACAGCTGACAGGTTTACCTGCCACATACGGCAATGCCAATGTGGTTACCTTGATGGCAGCGTTTGGTTCCAACACAGTCAGCACAACAGGCAATATCACAGGCGGTTATGTTCTGGGCAACGGCTCACAACTCACAGGTTTACCTGCCACATACGGCAATGCCAATGTGTCTGCATTCTTGCCCACATTCACAGGCAATCTTGCTGGCGGTAATCTTGCTGTTGCAAACAATGCCAACATTGGCGGCAATCTCAGTGTTGTGGGCACAATCTTTGGCACATTCTCCGGCAACATTTCAGGCAACCTAGTGGTTCCTGGTGCCAACACACAGGTTATCTACAACAATTCTGGCAATGCAGCAGCCAGTGCAGGACTCACATTTGATCAGGCCAGCAATTTGTTATCAGTGTCCGGTGCTGTGAGCAGTGCAGGCAATATCACAGGTGTGAATATTCTGGGCAACGGATCCGGTCTCACAGCAATCACCGGTGCCAATGTCACAGGCACAGTGGCCAATGCCACATTTGCCACTAGTGCAGGCACAGCCACAACTGCCACAACAGCAGGTACAGTTACCACAGCAGCACAGGCCAATATTACATCAGTTGGCACACTCTCAAGTCTCAGTGTTTCTGGAACCACACAGTCTGGCAATTTGTTCACAGGCGGTGCAGTCAGTGCTGTGGGCAACATCACCGGCAGCAACTTGACCATCACAACAGATGCTGTGATCCAAGGCAATCTCACAGTGAATGGTACAACTACCACAGTGAATTCCAACACAGTCACAATCAATGACAAGTTTATCAATGTGGCCAACAATGCAGCCACAGCCGCCGCTGCCAATGGTGGTGGTCTTGGCGTTGGTCCTGTGGGCTCTGAGTATGCAGCACTGACCTACAATTCAACTAGCAATGCCTGGAACACTAGCATACCAGTCAGTGTCACAGGCAATGTTGCTGCTGACTACTACATAGGTAATGGATCACAACTCACAGGTGTAGTGGCCACAGGTATTGGCACACTCACAAGCCTCAGCGTCACAGGCAATGTGGATGCAGGCAACTTGCGTACAGCAGGACAAGTGAGTGCCACAGGCAATGTCACAGGTGGCAATATACTGACCACAGCAGTGCAGGCCACAGGATCAGGTGGTGTCACACTAAGAAATGCTTCAGGCACAGCACAGGCCATATATGGTGCAGGCGGTGGTGATAATTTTGCTATCAATGTCAGCACCAACCTAAACGGCAACAACGCACAAATAGATATTTCACCCACAGGCACTGGCCATGTGCATATCAAACCCACAGGCACTGGGGCAGTAGAAATTGCACCCACAAGCACAGGCTCAATCAACAACATGATTATTGGCAATGCAACGCCGGCAGCCATAAGTGCTACCACAGCAAGTGCAAGTGGCAATGTCACAGGTGGCAATATATTCACAGCAGGTGTTGTGTCAGCCACAGGCAATATCACAGGTGCCAACATCAACGGCAATGGTTCAGGACTCTCAAGCCTGACAGGTGGCAATGTCACAGGCACAGTGGCCAATGCCACATTTGCCACTAGTGCAGGCACAGCAACCACTGCCAGCACTGTTACTGGCAATGCACAGGCCAATATTACCTCAGTTGGTGTGCTGACCAGCCTCAGCAGTTCAGGCAACATAACAGGAAGTTATATCCTGGGCAATGGATCAGCACTCACAGGCATAGTGGCCACCAGTGTTGGCACACTTGCAAGTCTAAGTGTCACAGGCAATACACAAACAGGCAACCTAAACACAGCCGGCGTTGTGAGTGCCACAGGCAATGTCACAGGCAATTACTTCATTGGTAACGGATCACAGCTGACAGGACTTGCAGCCACATATGGCAATGCCAATGTTGTGAGCCTGATGGCCAATTTTGGATCCAATGCCATATCAACCACTGGCAATATCACCAGTGCTACACTGACCACTACAGGTGCAGGCAATATTGATGGCGTGCTAAATGTTGGCCAATCCTTGACAGTAGCAGGAGCAATCAATGCTACTGGTAGCACAATCACCGCAGCAACAATCAGTGCCACAGGCAATGTCATAGTAGGCAGCAATGTCAATGCCACAGGCAATGTGTCAGGTGCTTTTATCCTAGGCAATGGTTCACAGCTCACAGGTGTCACTGCCAACCTGGCACAATTTGTCACTGCCAATGCACAGGCCAACATCACAAGTGTGGGCACTCTGACTGGCCTTAGTGTGACTGGCCTGGTAGCAGTGAACACAACCGGAAATGCCATTTGGACCGCAGGCAATTTAACTTCCGGTAATGTGGACACTGGCAGAATAACTTCTGGTGCAATCACCGCCACTGGTAATATTACAGCAACCTCAGGACAATACTTCCTGGGTGATGGTAGTTTGTTGACAGGTATCGTAGGTTCATACAGCAATGCTCAAGTGGCCACTTTCCTGTCTGCATTTGGTTCCAACACAGTTAGCACCACAGGCAACATTACCAGCGGCAACTTGTTGACCAGCGGTGTGGTCAGTGCCACAGGCAATGTCACAGGCGGCAATATTATCACATCTGGCCTAGTCACAGTCACCGGCAATGTGCGATCAGCCAATGTAAACACAGGCAATATCAGTGCTTATGCTATAACTGTAGATGGCGGTGCAGCAGCAAGCACTATTTCAGCTGTGGGCAACATTACAGGTGGCAATATAATTGGCACCACAGTTACCGGAACCACAGTTGCGGCCACAGCCAATGTCACAGGTGGCAATATTACCACCACAGGACAAATGAGTGCTACAGGCAACATCACAGGTGGCAATGTTACTATACCAGGCGGCACAATCACAGGCCTCACAGTGAGTGCCACAGCCAGTATCACAGGTGGCAATCTTGTAACTGCAGGATTTATCACTGCCACAGGCAATATCACAGGCGGTAATGTGGATACTGGCAGAGTCAATTCAGGCAATGTTACTGTGAGTGGGCCTGTCAGTGCAAGTGGCAATATCACAGGTGGCAACATAGTGTCACTTGGTATTGTGAGTGCCAGCAGCAATGTGTCAGGTGGCAATTTGTTAACTGGCGGCATTGTTAGTGCCACAGGCAATGTCACAGGCAACTACTTTATTGGTAACGGATCACAACTCACAGGCATCGCAGGCGGTGGTTCACCAGGTGGATCAAACACACAACTACAGTTCAACAACGCCGGTGCGTTTGCTGGCAATGCAGCAGCAACATTTGACATTGTGACAGGCAATCTAGCCATTCGCAATACCACCTTTAACACTGCCAATGCCATAGTAAGCACCGCAGTGTTTGATGACACAGTGGTATCTGCTAGTGTTGTGAACCCTGGTAGAATCTTGATTGGCACAGGTCCACTTGGCAACAATACCTGGACCACTGCCTCAGATGCCGCTGGCTATAATCGCGGTGCTGCTGTGCTGGTCAGCAACAGATTTGTCAAGGCAGCCAATGGTCGCAGAGCCGCAGGTTTCATGACAGACACTGTGGTCACTCCTGCAGCAAATATCTCTACAGGTGGCACACGACTACGAGGTACTAATCTTACTCTCAATGTGGGCGGTGGTGCCAGCAACTTCAACTGGAACAATACAACCTGGTACCAGGCACCCATGGCCGTGATTGGTGGCTTGAATGTAGGCAATGATGGTGTGACCCAGACTGGCAATACTGTGGTGACCACAGCCACAGGAGTTGCTGGTTCAGTCTATGTAAATGCAGGCAGCACAGTCACAAATGGATTTGGTGTGGTAGGCGATGTGGAAGGCAATGTGGTCAACAGCACAGCATTTGCTGCCAGTTTCTACAACGAAAATGCAGCACCTGCCAATGTGTATGGTTACTGGATGGGCACAACAAGTTCAACAGGGGTTTTCAATGACAATAGTGCAAGAAACGCCACCAACTACTACTTCTTGCGTAATGATGATCCTGTGGCACAGGCACAACTGGGCAGTCTGCGAACATTCCATGAATATCGCTATGACACAGCCGCAGTGGCAGGTGC